CAGCTCCTGAAATAATCCCGGCTGTAGGGGAAGCAGAAGGATCCGCAGAAAAAGATGATACTGGAACACTTCTGGGTTCATTCGCAGTTGGACTTGTCCCAGTACCACCCTCAACTATAAGTTGATAAATAGCTCCGGCAGCTGCTGGGACTGCCAAAATTACCTGTGTTGTAGAAGGTTCTGTATAATCATTTGGAAGAGTTAATTTTTTGCCATTTTTAAAAACACGTAATGAATCATTTCCTGGAGTATAACTTCCAGAGGTAATATTTAAAATTGTCTGGCCCGCAGTTGCTGTAAATCTTTGATAAAGCTGGGGTGCTCCGGCACCTGGGCCACCGCCTCCCGAAATCCGAATAGCACTAACTCTTTCACCTGCAACTCTTCCATGAATAAATGTAATAGTATTAGAGGAAGACTCTAAATAATCTAAATTATTTGTTTGAAGTTGCCCAGCACTAAAAACTAAAAGATCATCTGTACCTGGGGTATATGTAAAAGTAAAAGAGAAGATTTGCTGACCAGCTGCGGACGCAAAGTCATCTCGATTAATTTGAACACCTAAACCTCCACCCAAATTAAGAAAACCCCGAACATCTCTAATTTGAGAATCTAATATTTGTGTATCGCCTGGATTTACAGTAACTTCTGCAATAACTTGTTTATCAGTTGGGTAAACAGGAGCAACTGGAATAGCTCCTGGAATACCAGGTGTAATTGCAAGATTGCCCCAGTCATCAATCGTTAATAAATCAATCTTAGGATTGCCTACAGGCAAAGCAAAAACAGGACTTGAGCCACCAGCATATGTAATTGCTTTTTGACCATTTGACGAAATGTATGTTCCCGCTTCTACATAAACGGTCATATTTGGAGTAGTTTGCTGATGCGGCCTTAAAATCTTAATATTACCCAGAGTTACCGTATCATCCTTAAAGGAACCGTCTATATTAATTGAAACATCAATTCTAGGAGTATCAGTAGCTAAATTACTAAACATTCTAAGGTCTGTAAGCGAGGTTATAGTTGTAGCATTTGAAACAAATTTAGCTAGCGGAGTATTAAATGTCGTAGGTAGAGTCGCAGCTAATTGTAAAGTTCCAGCATTGTCTATATAAAGATATCGCGTTGAAGCAGCAGGTACCGCCCCAGCAAAAGATCCTAATGTATATTTTGTGTCTGCTACAAAACAAGAGCCTAAAGTCATTGCATAGGCCAAACCTCCCGTATGTGAAGGCCTTAAACCTGATATTACAAAATTGCGTGAGGCTTTTTTCCGGTCATCAGTTATCATCGTTGAGGTTATATTTGGATTGCCAGCTGTTCTACTAAGTGTAGCTATTTGTACATGAACTCTGCCGGCAGCTGGTTGAGGGATTGCTGTCCCTTCAGCAACTCTTACATTAATTACAGTCTTTTTACGACAAGCAGTCTCAATACCTATTACAGGATCAATAATATTTGGGTCAACTGTGCCATCAATCTCTGTATCATAATACTCTATATAAACATAATCAGTTCTATTAGCCCCAGGAGTCGTTAAACCTGTAATTAAGACATTACTGAATAGTGTTAACTCTCGACCTTCATTATAATAAGTACCTTGATAAATTAAAAGAGAATTTGGGCTACCGGATGAAAGAGATAAAAAACCATCGCCAATTGCTCCATTACCTATACCTGATTTTTCAATTAATTCTTCACGCCGACGATAAACATCTTGCCATTCATTCAGCTCAGCATCAAGAACTGGCCTATTTTGACTGAATATTAGTTCTTGATAACCCCGTGATGGGATAAACGTATCTCTCGAAACATTACTGCTCACTTCAGATCTCCTTGATCATCTTCTGCTCAATAAAGGTCTATAGCGTAAACGAAAAACATCATAAGCGGTTAAACCAGTAATCGAATAATCAGAATAAGCTGAACCAATAGTGCCTCCAGTTTTGGTATCAGTCAAAATAAACAAATATAACTCATTTTCAGGCGGCAAGCTAATGATAAACCAATGCACATACTGGACAACAGCCGGATAAGGGGCATCAGGTGTTGGGTTTGAGTATTGAAAGAAATAAGGGTCAATCACACCAGTTCCTTTGTCTACAGTTAGGGCATCACTTAGGCCCCTTTGAGGAACTGGAACTGAATAAGAACCAGAAGGTGTTGTAACTCTTAATTTTAAGCCTTCATAGGTATGAGTGTAAGCAGTATAAGTAGAACTTAAGGGCGGAGCACCTGTAGTCGGCCTTGAATATATGACAGATGCTTGCTTAATTGATTCATATAAATCTAAACGTCTTAAACCAGTAGGCATTGCTGAATCAACGACAGCGACAGCAGTCATATCGAGGTCAGCATCATAATAATTTCCATTTAAAGGTAATTTTGCAGATATTGAAGATATCTCAATATCAGTATAACCAACCTGAGATGAAAGAGGAAAAGGAAGAGATACCCAACTATTGCCCCCCGTACCAATAGAATGCATTATGCCTTTTTGAGAAATTTGTTTAATAACAGCTTCATCAATGTCCAGACCAAGACCTTGATATGGGTCATATTCATAATAAATCTGCAGGCGATCACTTGCAGTGGGAGTATAAGTTGAAACAAACTCAAAGATTATTGTATCAGCTGCACCTGGAGCAACAGGAAAAGCAACACTAACAGCCCCGGTACCTTCCCCATAATTTACTGTTATCTGTCTACGAAGTCCATTAACATAGGCATAATTTTTTTCTCCTAATAAGTCTTCATAAACTCCCATTTTATGTATAATCTCCCCAGATGAAGATGTAACAGTATAATTACTTGCACCTGTACCTGCCATTGATTCAGTTGCCGCCGCATAGGATTCAACTATGCCTTTTGCATGTCTTTCTATTGTAAGGCTTTTAATTCTAAGAGTAGCTTCATATTTAATTACTTGATTTGTGGTAAAAACCTGCCCAAAAATTACAGTGTAACTTCCAACTGCTCTTGTAACACTACTAGGATGTATCTGAACTGGATTTAGTGGATCAGTATAATTCCAAAATCTATAGAAACCTGTAATAGCAAATCCGGCTAATGTAGATGGGAAGTTATAAGTAGCTGTCCCGTTCCCTTGCATAAAACCATTATAAACTCGCAAAGCTCCTTTCTGCGTACTAAAATAACTTGTTTGATTTGCAGCAGGATTAATATCTTCAATATAATCCTGATTACCTCCTATAGAAGGGAAGGCTGATAGAGTTGTCTCAAAAAGACCTACAGTCCGCTTTTCAAGTTCTATATAACTAAAACCCATTCTTTCATTCTGGGCTATATTCGCATTAAATGTATAGTAAAGATGATTTGGTACATGTCTAAAACCATCTCCTTGGTTTCCTACTACATGAGTCCATATCAGATAAAAAACTGCGTCAATGCGTCCTCCGGCTATATAATTAGGGTCAGCTACATCAATTGTCGCCCAAATTTGGTAATTACTAACGACATGCCAGCCTAAAGTTGCAACCGTATTTCCTGTAGATCTCCAAACTAAGACTACTCCTGTGCCCGGAATTGTATTCGGAGCAATCGAAGTTATTGTTATATTTTTTAGGACTGTCTGGTAAGCAAAAGTAATATAAGCATTTGTAAAAGTGCTATCGGCATTTTCAAGAAATGAAAATGGAATAGTTTGAGTGATAGTTTTATCTGTAAACATTCGTCTAAAACCATCAGGAGCTGCAAAATCATAAATACCTGGTTGATCCACAGCACTTATGCCGTCAACCTGAAGTAATTTTGTACCCTTCTGTGCCCCAACATAATCATTGCCCCAAGAATTTTGATTTTGTCCTCGAAGAAGTTGATCAAAATTTAAATTCACCATTTCAGAAAGACTACATTCACAATCTAAAACCAAATGCCGAAGATCTATGATATCCTTTTCATTAATTTCGTCATTAAACATACCATCAGGTCTATCACTCTTAGTGCTATCTCCTACACTAACTCCTGACCCATTCGGGTTAGTGTGAACATTATAAGCAGTTGAGTTTCTGCGATGTACTCCTAAAACAGGAATTGCATAAATATAACCGTCTACTGTTCCAAGAACACTGCGAGAAGTTGAGTCACCATTCCCTGCTCTAAAAAGACCATGATCATTTGAAGTAGAACCTTGATTTGTATAGGTATAAGAAGTATCTCCAGTATTTGGACCACGTGCTTTTACAGTTGGGTCATCAACACCTTCTGGATAATTAGTAAAGTTAACACCAGAAACAGTTCTAAGTCGAAATTGTAGTTGAACTCTCTGAGTAGTTTCAACACCTACAGACGGATCTTCCATATCATCTGTCAATTGAGTTCCACGATATTGAGTATTACCATACTTATAGATCTTGTCAACTGCCGGCTTATTAACTGTTGAATTAGGTCTAATTAATACTCTATATACTTCTAGGAAAATAAGATCTTGTCTTTGACCAGCAGCTGGCGGAGTCGGCATCTCTACCGAAATCCAACCATCTGTAGTAAAATTACCGCCCTCGACTGAACTATCGATAAGATCTAAAACCCAACCATTTACAATTGCTCTGAAATTCTGAATAATAAATTCATTTTCACCAAGAAATGCAGAAGGAAAAACTATATCAGTTGTCCCTTTATAGAGTTCATCAAAACCAGATAAACGAAAGTTTAAAACACCAGACTGTAGTTTAATATTTGCCCGTCGAGATTGAACATCTCGAATATCCGACATTAAAGTTAATTCACTATCCAAAGGCGGTTTGCCCTTGTCCCAGACAACATCGAGAAAATTCCGATCATCTGGTTGTAATGTCCTGCTTACTTGACTTCCATAATCGAGAGCCATTTTTTACCTCTTTTAATAAGCTGTTACATTTACTCCAGTTAAAAGATAATTTACTTTATAATCAAGCAAATATCCAGATGAATTTCGCCAATTAGATCCAGTAGTTTTATTATAAAAATCTCTCATATCAGCCCCAGAAACTATAGCATCTATCTGAGTTTGGGGCCAACCACCTTGAGTTCCACTTGCTGTACCATCTTGTGGTAAATTCATTACTACCTCCAGGTTGATTCAACCATTCGTCTTTGATCAATATGAAAATCTACATAATCTCGATGAACAGTTAATGAAAGAGCCTTAAGATAAGGAACTTCCACAAAAGAATTATTTTCTTTCTGTAATAGTTTAACATCTCTAGGGTCGAGATTCCCATCTCTATCTATCTTAAACAAAATCTTATATTCTTGTGCTTCTCTATTTGTTAATTTGCAGTTCTTAACTTTAAGAGCATTCATGTGGTTATGTCGCTCCTGTTAATAACTGAGATTGTTCAAGATGTTGTTTACAAATATCTGGTTTATTTTCAAACTTACCATGACAAGTATTGCAGTAACAAATAAGATTATTTAGATCATTTGCTTGAATATAACTCATGTTTTCTCCTGGTTTGTAACCAAACTTTCTAAACGGAGTAATATGATGGACTGAAGGATTACAACCTAAATTAGATTTTGTCTTACCACATCCAGGATTCTGACAAGTGCAATTATCCCTTTCTAAAGCCTTCTGTTGCTGTTTACCCCAATTAGGTCCACGAGAAATAGGTTTCGCTTCTTCACTCTCTACATAACATTTATGACAATAAAGATAAGTAGCGTACTTGCTTCTATTTTGCATATTTATAAATTGTCCACAATTAAAGCATGCCCTGAAATACATGTTATAAAGAAAAAGTAGCGGATGTTTTGGGGCTCTAAATTCTTCAAAACATTCAAAACAATACTTATGGTGAATATGTAGAGACTCAACAAGTGTTTCTTTTCCACAACGGGGACACTGGTCTTTAAAAAATATTTCTCCATTTATTTCAATTTCGAGTTCTTTATGGCGGCTTTCCTTTCCTTTCCTTAATCCTTCTTCATAGCGTTCTCTATATTTCTCTTCTGCGCACTTGTCACAATAAGATTTACTTGAACATTTCTGATAGACTAAAATATCATCTCCACAACGTTTACATTTCCTAATTTTAGGTTCATCTAAAGGTTGCCAATTCTCCAAAGTTAACTTATCGATGATCTCTTGATTTTGCATCGGATTATTTCCATGTTTGAGAACATCCTGTGCTGTTTCTTTACGAGTTTTAAAAGGAATACCTTCCCTTCTAAAAATTTCGTCTGGAATAAATTTAAACTCTTTGATTAACATCGATTTTGTCCAGTTCTGTTTAGTATAGAGATCTATAATATAATCAATAAAATCTTGATGTTTTTTATTCACAGCAAAACGGCCTTCTGCTTCTTTATAGAGATGACGAACATAACTCGTTTTTCCATTCCAAAAACAATCTTCGACAAAACACTCAATTACTCTATAATTTCTATCACTATCTGTTGGAATAGCAGTAAGTTTTCGTTTACCAAGATACTTCCAAAAAGTATTTTTATCTAAACCTGGAAACTCCTTTTTAAATTGCTCTATCGTATAATTATGGAGTTTTAAATGGCGGGGTGTTATATGTTTTTGTCTTGAATAGATTTCATCATTACATTCATTAAAACACAAAGGACAAACAATGTATTCTCCATAATCCCAACTTTTTTTACATGAATAACAATATCCTCGATCCCAAGGATCTTTTGTAAATTCTTTTAATTCATCACATCCTTTGCATGTACGAAAATGTGAATCTTTTTTTGTTTTGCAATTTGAACAATAAAAAACTCTACCCCTCGGAGATTTTTCTAAATAATAGATTTCTTTACAAATAGCGCAAGTTCTAGGTTTAAGAGATCTTTGTTTTTTACAGATATCACAAACAAAAATTCCAGTCTTTCTCTCTTGGACTTCAAAAACTTGCTCACAGTAATAGCAAATTCTTTTAGTCATGTTGTTATACGCCAAACAAGCGTTAAGGTGCCAGTTGCCGGAACATTTATCACAGAAAATCGCCTAAGATTGAAAAACACATCTGTATTCTTCCCACCATTTGCAAAGGCAACTGGGGTCGAAATCGCGTCTCCACCTACCAGTCCCATTTCGCGAAGCGCCGCAGGCCCAGCCTCTCCCTGATTAAAAATTGTCACATAATCAACTACATTAGTTGGCGTTGTCGTAACAGCTCCGGAACCATCTATAAAATTTACCGAAGAGAATGTTTTTCTAGCTATTTCACTAATTAGGCCATGTTCTGCTCCTGTTGGGCTAGGAGGCGGGTCTGGCCAGGTAGCATCGCCGCTGCCCACAGCCAAAAACTTTATGCCCCAAACTGGATCATTCTTATCTGATAGCAATCTCGCTACTAAAATACTTGCATCATTTATAACCAGATTACCAAAATCAAACTTTTCTTCGGACCCATCAATATGTCGCAGAGTAGCCCAGACATGTCCCGTGATTTGTTTAGGTACTCTATATTCCTCATTAAATCTCATTTCAGATCCTCTAAATTGATCTACATTTCTCCTGATTTTATAAGTATCTTCGAATCGCATAACTTTAATTCAGATGTATTAGTGAACTATTTTAAGGTCCTAACAGTAAAACACCTATTGGCCCAACTCTATCACGTTCATTATCATCTTCATTCAGATGACATGCTTGGTCATTACACTCAAAGCCTTGTAACGAAATACCACAACTTGTATCTGTCATACCGCTATAAGTATCACTTAGGAAATCACCGCTTAAAGAAATATCTAATCTATTGTCACAAGCAATCGAAAGATAGCCTCCAGTTCCAGAAGTGGTAGTTTCTAAAAACTCCGACATACATGTATATATAGCATATCTAAAACTATTGATAACATTGTAGCTTACATAATTCAATCTGAAAGGTAAAGCTAAAGAATTAAGTAAATCAGTCAAAGAATTTAAAACATCACTATCTCCTGGAATTATTGAATATTCTATTTGAGCAGTAATTACATCCATTGTAAGTTTCATTAAAGGCGTATCCGGAGGTAATGTCGTAGTTCCAGATAAAAAATGAATATCTGGAGGCCCTACCCAATCAGCCCCATATTTGATGATCGGAGATCGACTATCTATAACATTATAATGATTTAATGTACTCCCATTAACATTTAAACGGCTTGTATCATTCAATAGTAATGAATACTTTATATTATCATTTAAAACTGCCGAATAGGCTAATTCAAAACCTTTATAATCATAGGTAATCTGTATTGGGTCGCATGTAGTAAATGGAGCAGGATATAAAACAGTGTTCTGTGGAAGTCTCCCGATCATATCATTATGATAGTCATTTAAAAGAGAACCAAATGTATTTAGGGCCATATGTAAATAAGGTTCTTCAAAATAGTAATAAGTGACAGTTACTGTAGCACCAGCCAAAGGTGCTACTGTTAACAAAATAACACCAATCTGAGGAAAGATTTGTTGGACAGCTACAGGGATCCCATTCACCTTAACTGTAAGATCACTTACATCATAAGTCAAATTACCAGATGAATCAGTATAAGGGCCAAATTGAGTATAGAAAGTTCGACTTGGCGGATAAGCATCTAGAGTATAATTCTTACCTGTAATATCCTCAGCTACAATATGTTTTAATTCTCTAAGATCTTCGCAGCACTTACGGGCATCATCATAGTCATAATCAAAAAGATCAGATTTTACAACATCACAAATTGCTGTCGGTGTAGTTTTAAGTTGGTTATAAAAACCATCAGCATTAATTGGAGCATCTACTATTGTACCCTCAACATAAACAAGATCATTAATATTTAAATCAGAAAAAGTTAAGGTATTACCAATATTATCTCGAAAAGTTGTATTACTATCTGTTACAACTCTAACATTATTACCAACTTTTAAAGATGGATCAGTTAAAGAAGTTATTCGATTACGAACTGAATTTTCTATAACACCATCTATTAAAACTAGATCACTGCCCGCAGTTTTATCTACGACAATTCTGGCAGCTAAAAGATAACCAGTTGAACCTAAAAGAGTAATGCATTTACCTGTTGTGTAATAAGTATCTCTATAAATAAGGTGTAATTCATACCAAGTATGGGCAGGTTTAATAATTTTTGCTAAGAAATTTAAACCGCCTTCCAACCCAGCCAAATCAAACGGCCCAATTTCTGGAACATCTATTTCAAAATACCAACCGAATTGATCTGAAATATCATAAGCAAGACTATCACCATAAGGAGGTATTAATTTAAAGATCTCAACAACACTTATTGGAACCTCAGTAAATATTTGAGTTCCTGTTTCTATATTTTTAGGGCGGCTTCCACCAAATAGTACGGTTTTTAGAGCAATTAAAAAATTGCGGTACTGTTCATCAGTATAATTCGGAGGGAAAAACTTTTCTACCTGAGTACCATGTAAAAGGTAACCCAAAACCTGATATAAAAAAGCAGATCGTGTTGTTTCATAATAAAAGTCATTCTGTATGTCTTCATGGGTAATACGGGCTAAACCAGATTCTTCAGCAATTGCTTTTTGAAAAGTAGCGTAATTTGTAGAAGGTATTGTTGAGATATAATTACTTGGGAGTTGACTGAGAAGTTTCTGTAAAACAGTATTAGTTTCATTCCACAATAGAACTCTTCTTTGTTGCCCATCTCTAAAAAATTCGGCATTAAACTGTAAATTTGACATTAACTAGACTGCGCTCTCAAAGTCAAGTTTAGTTCACCAAGAGCCAAATATTCAAAGTCAACTGCTTGTATATCATAAGCACCTGTTTCATTATAAACATAATACGTTACTTTATAAGAGTGGGTACTAGGCAAAGCGCCATCTAAAGTACTCACTAATAAACGACCGTCACCCTTAATGAAACCTTGACCCGCAACTCGTCCAACATCAGCCTCTGCATCTACCATAGTTAAAGGTTCATTATCTTCAAATATTTCTACATGTCTAAAAATATAACCAGGGCCAGTTCCAATTTGCTTTTTTCGCCCCCCTCCATCAATCGTATTATATTGTAGAACATCTACAGACGTAATATAAACATCAACATGATCCAAATAATACCACTGCCAAGTGGGTGCTACTTCCTCTCTGAAAACTCTTGAGTCATTTGAACGAACAAGTTTTGTTAAACCAGGAGATAATACAGTATAAATAACACCTGATGTATTTGCAATAATCGCTATAATATCTCCTTGGTGCACAGAAAAACCAATAGGCGAATTAGCCATATAACGTGAAATTCTTGTACGTATAGTTTGATCTACAGTTACTTCGTCAGCTGAACTATCAATTACTGCTATCGCTTCAATAGTGGTATCATTTTTCTGAGCAGTCTTAACCAAAACATCTGCAGTAACATGTTTCATTTCATTAACTTCTTCCTGTACTTCCCCTAATAAAGAATTATGCAGATATTTAACAACAACATTTTCACCACTTTGATAACTGACTTTTACTAAATCACCACTCCCAATTGAACCACTCGCAAGACGATTAATATAAGATGCTGTTTCATAAGTACCAATAGTAATTGAATAATCTACATCTTTAGTATATGTAATAGTCTGTGCTTCATTTTTAACAACAATTGTTGATTCTATAATTCCTACCTTTGCTAATTCGACCTCCTGTTCTCCAGATAAAACTAAATCCTCTGTTGTCGATTGTAAAGAATCGACAGGCTTGCTTCCATATTTAAAAATTTCAATAGAATCTGAGGCTTGTGTTGAATCTCCAAGCAAAAGTGGATCTTCTTCTCTATAGACATTATAATTATCATTAAGGTCCCCAGAAACTTCCCCTGTTACATCGGTGACCTCAATAATTGGTTGATTATTAAAGATATGTGTGACTACTGGTACATATTTATATGTAACTTCTATTGTATCTAGACTATCAAGGCCTATAGCAATATTTGCTGGGTTCGTTTCATCTAAATCTATGATTACCCCATCTACAATGGAATAACCAGTTAAATCATAATCATTTAAACGAGTAAGATTCCGAACTTTTGTCACTTCAAAAATAGGAGTTTCTACAGTAACTTCTGTATTTAAAACTCGAAATTGAAACATTGCAACATTTTCAACAGAAGCTAACTCATCTTGTATTTCCGGATATTGAAAAGCAAATCTTTCGGTTATCTCATTTATTACTTCACCTTGAATATAAACATCTACCTTCCCTCCTATATGCTTTAAACGAACTTCATCCCAGTCTCTCTCCATATAAGTATTACCAGCATCTATAACCTGGGAACGCACAACATTTGGTACAGCTAAAGCAGTTGCGAGATAACCACCTTTTGTTCCAGTATCAAGAGAAACAAAAGCTAACATTGCACGTGTTGCCAAACTAACATTACTCTCTTGATCTGTGCCAAAAGCAAAAGCAAGATCATTTGTTACACCTGCCGGTTCATTTACACCACTCACAATATTCACAATAGTATTCGCTGAAACATTCCCAGAAGCTCCAGATTCTTGAGCTTCTACCGGAAATGTGACTTCGTAACGATTTGTTCTTGGATTAAAAAATAAGGAAAGAGAAGAAACACGAATCCGAGCCTCTGATAAAGCTACAAATAAAATTGCCGGAGTATTTGTTGAAGAATCTGGAGTCGTTGAGAATAATGCTCCTTGATTAACAACAATATCTTTTGTTGGAGCTGCTGATGATAACGTATAAATAGTTAAAGATCCCCGAGAAGCTGTTGCTTCTTTACGCTCTACATTGAAGTCTCCAGCTAATTTAGTAAATGCCTCATCAATTAATTGTTGTGTGGCTTCATCGGTCTCTAAAAACAAAGCTTGTTTTAAAGCTTGTTTTTGGGGAGAATCTTCTACCGGGTCACTAATACCGTCACCATCTGCGTCATCAAAAGCAACGAGGGTCAAAAAGCTTTGAGATCTATGAACAAAATCTTGAACAATATAAAGTCTTTCAAATTCTTCAGAAGGTGGGTCAATCATCACATCTCGGGTGACTGTGCCTGGCTTTAAATCAACATTTGGATTTGTTTCTTGAATTCTAGTAATCTGACTTATGGAAACATCATAAGAAGTCCTAGGCACTAAATCTTTAATTGAAGTATCAATTAACTGAGGTAATCCACTGACTTCTCCGCTATAAATACTCTCCACTTCTTCATTTAATACTGGATCAAAACCCACAGCAGTTGCTACAAAATATCTTCTAACACCCGCTTGAAGCGACTCCCCTGTAGTTGGATCTAAAGTCTGGGTAAAAGCATAATAGATCCGAGTTTGTATCTGATATGTATCTATAACCTTTTTAATAGTCCCAGCCTGTTCTATCTCTTCAGTTAATAGAGTTTCTATCTCTTCCGATTTATATGGATTTGAAATATAATCCACATTTAAACGTGTATAACCAGTAACGCCTCCTCCTGGATCAGTACTTCCATAAAGATTATAACCCACGACTTGAGGCTCAGGATTCTTAACCCAAGAGGCTGTAACTGAATCTTTCTTAGATTCAGTTGAAATACCAGTTGGAGCAGTAACAACCAAAGAAAGCTCATCGTCACCTAAAAGAGTAATTGTTATAGTATCTGGTAGACTTTCTTCCATAGAGACATTTAAAGCAGTAACAGAAAAGGTATTCTCTCCTGATTCTAAAGTTCTATCAGGGAATGACCAAACAGTATCTCCAGGAGTATAATCAACCCCAACAGGACTTCCATTTACTCTAATTTCATGAGTAGAAGCGTCACAGGTCCCAGAAACTGATTGCTGGGCAATATTCGTCGAAAAATTTATGCCACTATTCGGTAACGTAATTACAGGAGCAGGCGGAGCAGCCATTTATGCCTCACTATCTAATTTCTTGTGAGGAGCCAAGATAATTGGAATCACCTGGAACTCCTCGTGGGTCTCCATATAATAAATTTTGGGCGCCTGGAACACTTAACGTTTGTTCTACTTCAGCTGTTTCACCAGCCTTATTTACAGCAACAACTTGAACATTAAAAACCGAAGGGTCAATCTTACTTTGTTGTACATTTACCAAAATAACTCTATAAATAAATTCTCGATCAGTTACTGTTTGTATATTTTGTTGTTGTAATTGGAGATTTTTCAAATTTTCAAGAGTCTCAACAATTTCTTCAGTCATTGTAACTTCAGTAAAACCAGCGTCAAGTAACTTTGAACCAATCATTTCAATTATGCCTGCACCAATATAAGGATGAAAAGAATTTGAGGATCTTTTCGTAATAACAAATTTACGCATATCTTGGGTAAGTTTTGCTTCGTCTTTAAGAATAACAATCAAACCCAGAGGATTAAAAAAGAAATCATCCTCAACTCTTAGGCCAGCACACCGTCTACAATTTGAAGCAGAAGTATTGTAAGAAAATTCAAAAAGATCTCCAGTTGATTTAATCTTATTTCTAAAATAAACCATCCTACCACCATCAATTCTTGCAGGATCTTTAACTAAATCATAACCCCACACCAAATTATCTCTAGTAACAACAAAGCCATTAACTCTAAGGGTAACACTTTCGCTAGAGGGTGGTCTCAAAGGTTTCAAAGATCGCCTATCTGATTCTAACTCTAAATGTTCCCAATAGACCTTATGTGGACAAACATGAGATAACGAAAAATCAACCGACAATTTTAACCTCCCGACCTTCCATAACCTTTAGTCGAAGGTTTACGAACATTAGCGTTATATTTAAGGACACTACTAGTGGTCTCCTGATCAATAACACTTTGTGATTTTGTAGCTAAACCAATTTCTGTCTGAGAAGCTACTGCAGGTAACTTTGGAAAGGTTCTAAAGGATTCGGCAGTCTCAAACAGTGATGAATTCTGGTAATTTGGGTTCATAAATCTGCCTTCTATTGTCCTAATCCTAGATTCAAGATAAGCACTTGTAGTAGTAACTTGTATAGCCGTCAACAATTGTTTTTCGTATTCTATTTGTTCAATAGCGTCATTAACCTTTTTTAATTTATATTCTATATATTCTTTACGCCGTTTAATTTGTTCATAAATCCAATGTTTTAAATCTTCAACTAAAATTCCATTTGATAAATCGTCTATACCTTGATCAGAAATAACTAGTTTATTAAAAGAAATAGGTTCATCCTGCCATGGACGGTCGCCTCCAACTACTGTAGGTATACTTGCACCATATCTGGATTGATTTGGTAATTGCTTAATTAAAGCCTGGGCTGCAGTAGTGCCTTCACTAACAACTGTACTTGAATCTCCGGCATTTCCAGTTAAAGAAGTACCACCTAAAGCATTATCAGCGAGCATTAATTTTTCTCTTAGAGATTTGAGTCTAGTTTGTAAAGCAGTTAGATGAGTAAGACGATAACTAATATCTAATTTCTCTGCTATTATAAAAGATTTAAGAACATTCCACTGAGATCGTGTAAAAGTACCTAGATAATCAAACATCTTTTTTATCCTTATAATAAAGCATGAATATGCCCAGCCCCTACAATCGGAACTATTACAGAATTATCTCTGATTTCCTCTAAAAAAGCCTTGGTCAGTTCAGTAATAAAAGAATTAAACTGAGATAAAGGGTCAGACGGATTAAACTTTGTCGATCCCATCTTCGTAGTCATACAGTTACTTATAGATCGAACCAATATGGTAGTATACCCAGCAATCTTAGTATCGGAATCAAGTGATTCCCAATGAGTGTTAGTCGGAGGAGCAGGAGGCGGACGATTAAAGTGGTTATGAACAACTCCCCCATCTTGAATATTAGATCTTAACCACATACTATCAACAAATTTTATAAATTCCTGTGCCCAACACTGTGTTAAAAATAACATTGCTGTTAGAGCAGGAGGCATTGGAGGTATTCCAAATTCCTCAGAGGCAACAGCAAAACCATAAATAGATGTTTGATAAGCATTTGTAATTGTAATTAAATTAGCCCCTGTAAAGGAGTGGGCATGTAAATAAACTCCAGGAGGTGGTGGGCCAGTCCCTGGACGCATATCAGCAGATATTGAAGTTACCCAAAGTGGTACAAAAGCCTGACAAGCAGCATCTACTAAAGCATAAGTTGGGCCTGAAGAACCAATAGAAAAATTACCTGAAGTGTTCAAACTATTAATAACGCGAGTACGCATTGTATTAGGGACTAACGGCATTATGTTGCCAATACATTAGATGACCCTTGCGGATGAGGCATTCCAGTAAAAGCACACACATGCTTTTGAGTAACCACTCCCGCCAAAGGCAATGTAGGGCCTTGTAATTGAACTTGTCCTCCTACTGTTCGAATATTAACATTTTGTGCTGTCGCTTCGATATTTACATTACCACTAGGACTTTTAATATCAAGTTGTCCTGTTGTACCATCCATTTTAATATTATTCTGAGGAGTTTTAACTTCAATTGTTCCTGGCCCTGTATTATTGAGTTCAACGTTTCCACTCTGCACAGTTATTTTTAGAGATTTACCAGAATCAGGGCCTGCTGTAACTGGCTGTTGTATTGTTACATTTATCCCGCCTTGTGTTGTAATATTTATAGATTCTCCCAAAACCCCTTCATCTCTTCCTACTGTACCTTTAATCTTACCTGCTGTATCAAATCTAAGAGATTCTTTTTGCTCTCCAGTAGGGGTATTTGTTTGTCTGCCCAAATAGAGTTTAGTCCCACCTAAAATAGCTCCCTCCACACTTCTACCTTCGCCCAACGGATCAGATGTAGAAGATGGGCTAATAACAAATGAAACTTTACCTTCTTTATTAATATCAAAAGTAGTGCCTTCATCCATTAAACCTGCTGTAGGATGCATTGCTTTTCCAGATCTTCTCGTTTTTGGAAAAAGCAAGTGGAATAGACTGGCAAGTTTGTTTTCTTCATCTGCTGTTATTGCAGCTAAATACCTTAATGTAGGGGTTGTTGAAGCATGAGTCCCAAAAATTTGTCTTTTCAAAACTTTACCATAGTCAGTTCCTTGAATCCCGCTTGTACCTCCAACAGAGGAAGCCAACAACAAAGGATTATAACCGACCAAAGTACCAACCACTTGAACAAAGAGAAGATTATCTTTTAATGTTGAAGAAGTTGACTGATCAGATCTAATTGAAGCATAAGGAGAATCTACATCCAGATCAGCATTTTCTTCCAAAATTGGAGGTACTAATTCGCTCGTTTCTGTTAATTCAAATCTATATTCATTCCAAGCTGTTCCACCTAAATCTGGGTTTTGCAAAGATAAACTTGTTGTAACAACCCAAAGACGCTTCCCATTAGGTAAAACAATAGGAGTTATATTTCCAATTTTTTGAGTAGCTGGGTTAATTCCAGGAGCATCTTGTATTGCTGCAATTAAAGAAGAAATTGAAGGAAATGTAGTAGGTAAAAATTCGGTCGTTAAAACATCATTTCGAATTACTGGACCATTGGATATGCGGCCCGCATTTGTTAATAAATAATTTGATATTGAATTTTGACGAATGGATTGATCAGCAGAACGAATTTCAAATTCATTCAACTTAGAATTTGAAATATAAACATCTCTTGAGAGTAAAACTTCACTCCCCTGTTTTGAAGCAAACCAACCCTCTCCCGGATAAATCTTTCTTTTCTTTCTACGAACCTCTGGACGCCCAACACCCCCGTCAATAGAATCATAATTAAAACCTGATTTCCAGCTTGTAGGTAAATAGGCCACAATAGATGGGCGGGCTGATCTTTGAGAATGTCTAAAGAAATGACAAAGGCATAGCGAATTTTCCTCGGGCATTACTCCCATAAAAGATCGCGGGCCATCATACGGATTTGTCAATTGAATATTTGAAGCTCCTCCAGGTCCATCCAACCACTCTATATCTACAAACCATCTCTCAGGATCTACACGAGTTATCCGAGCAGGACGTAACATGAAATAGCGATTGGCTGCACTAATAGAAAGATCAGGAGGACCTATCGGGTCTAAAGGCATTATTAACCCCCAAATAAAGTTAATTTTGCAGCTAACGCATTAATATAATCAGCATCATTTTTCCAACATTGACAAGCATTATCTCTATCAAAGTGACCAGCTTTCATTTCTTTAGTTAAACGAGCAACAAAATCCTTATCCATCTGATTAATAGCTAACTTTTCCTTGGATATATTGTAATTTAATTCAGCTTCTGAATCACTGTCCAACGGAGACATGACTGCTATCTGTTTAGCATTATTTCCAGATAATGAAGAAAATGCATTAGTTATTTTTTGAGTTAAACCTGTAACTTGATTAGCAATTCCAAGACGAACTTTTTCGGCAGCCACTTGAGTAGAAAGAGAACTAACAGATTTAAAAGAAACATTACCCTTCCGGTTGATCTCCATATTTCGTCCATATGGAAACATCCCAATTAAATCATATCCATTTTCATCAGTAACCGGAATAATTGTTGTATATGAAAAATTTGGTTGGTATTGATAATCAGCAAAACCAAAATGTTTAGATTTAACTTGAACCCTTTGATAATCTTTTATCTGATTGATTCTATAAAAATACTGCCCAGGCATTTGATCATAGACAAATGTTCCACTCAAACAACCAAATACAGAGACATCAGAATTTTGTTGAACTTCTGTATTGACATAGTCAGGTATAGAATCAACAATAGCATCTTCTAATTTACCAGTATTTGGGTTTCTTTTAAATATCGCCCGCTTTTGTCTCCAAGAAGTTGAAGTCAAAATTACATTTGGAGTACCTTTTTTAAACTCAATAGAATCTCTTAATTTAGCAATACCCTCTTTTGAAGCAGTATAAGGTTTAGCAATGTGAGGGGGTGAAAATTTTCTTCTCACACCCCTCACATTAACTGTCGTTGTAAAAGTAGACCCAACAGATAAGTTGTGAGAAATCGAATCAACATAATAATAAGCATCTCTAGATGGGACATAAATTGGATAACCAAGACGTAATTCAGGCCTACCTGGAATTGTAATACTTCCACCTACTCGCATTGCGTTATTTCGATCAAGCCAACCAACGGCATAAAGTTGGCAAGCCCTAGCATCATTAAGCCAATTAATTGATAAAGTTTTTTGACGGTTACCATATTGTCGAGTGAGTTTCTGGTCTATTGCACAACCTAACGGGCTCACTCTAGGATCAAATTCACCAGCAGGATAAAGGTTACCGTAAACATCACAACGAGTATAAATTTGTGATTCATCCTCAGAAATATTCCAACTAATAATATCTTCATCTCTCAAATTTAAAATCGGATTTGGTTTTACATCCAAATTATAAAATGGAGGTTTAAATATGATCTCTCCAGTAAAATCCATATAAAATTCAAAATTAATAAATTCAGCAACTTCTCGAGCAATTGCTAATTTAGTACGATAATCACTTTCAACTGAAGAAATACTTGCTTGAAATTTTGGAAAAGGAGTCACATCAGCTACATAATCTTTAATTGTTGCTCTCTCAATATCAAAAGGCAAAGAACCTTGGGTGGCTCTTTGATCAGCCGTTTTATAATTTCTTAAATCTATATCATCTTTACCTTTTATTGGTACACCATCTAAACCGAACATACGCAAAGATTTACAAATCTGATTAAATCTTTTACTCCAATATTGGATCATTTCAGAAGAACGTTCTTTTAAAACTACATTGGATGCTCGAGTATCTTCAATCGTTGTAAAATCTTTTTTAAGCGCTTCTTCGGGACGTTTTGTGTTCCAGGTAATTCCAAGATTTAAACCTTGAAGATGTTGAATTGTACCCATTGTCTGAGCAAGCGAATAAATAATTGAATAGGGGTTATGCCCATAATAACGAGCAGGTTTACCTACACCAGGTTGTTCCTTCGGAAAATACTGAGGAGCAATTGCAGCAGGATGCACATTAATTACCATTAACTCCCACCAACGCAAGATGTCTTTACAATTAATGCTTAAAGTATGCGTACCATCACTATAACTTTCTGAAAATGACGAGACAAGACCCCAAAACACTTGATAATATTTAGGTTCTGGATTTGTAGCCGATAAAAAACGACCTTTCATGAAAATTTCAACTTCAGACATTGGGCCAAAAACAGGCTCGCCATTTCGCACATACTGATTAACCGCATGTCTCGGCGTTGCCAAATCAAAAGAAGCAGTTCCTGAACCTGCATCAAGCCCTAGAGAAACTGTAACATTTGTAATATCATCATTAATATTACCTTTTCTTCCGCACTCTCTACAAACAGGTACGGTAATCTCTCCATTAATAAACACTAAAAAATCAGGAGCTAGTGTTGTTACTTTCTTTTGATGATATGACTGGGCATATGGAAATCTAAACACCGCCTGTTACCCCAAATAGAGTTCCTAATTGAGACAAAAGAGCTGCCGGTTGCATGCCCCGATACCATTTACGAACAACAAATTCAAAACTATATGAAAATGAAAAGGGTCGTGTTGCTTCCTCAGTTATTGTGAAACTTCTAAAGCTTCCAATATAGTTAACAAAATCATAGTATAATCTAACAGAACCAACAGAGTTGATCCTGCGTTTATCATACTGTTTTTCATAGTTATATCCGTTATTTTTATAGATTAAATATAGGGCCATAAGATTTTGATAAGCAGCACTATTTCTCGCATTTATACGCGTAATTCCGGCTTTGTTATTAAACACCTCATTCCCGATATAAAAACCTCCAGTTCTACCACTAATAAGGATGCGATCAAGTTCTTCTCCCCAATGTTCTACAATCCAACCACCTTTTGCATAAGTTGGCGTTGCTACCTTTTGAGCATTTAAAGTCATATCGGAGGGATTTACTAACAATGTCAAAGGAGGTATATAAGTTCTTTTCTTACCTTGAAAAGCCGCTTTTACAGTATCTGCAGGAGTTCTAGCGCTTAAAGCCGAAGAAGCATCTCCTGGTAAACCTACAGGAGAATTTGCTGCTCGAGGACCTCTTGGGTTGGGGTCTGTATCAAAAATGTCGACTGAAAAAATCATTGGTGAAAAATTAGGTCTCGAACTAACAACTGGAAAACCCCCAGGCACCGGAAAAATTTTAGCTTCGAACTCCTCAGGCATGTGCAAAACAAGAGAGGCATAATTAGCAATTGTGGAAAGCTTAGTTACCTGGCTACCTACAAAATTACCTAATTTCTGAAAAATAGCATTTGACATTAAAATGGACTCCCTGGAGAAAGAACAGTCATCGTGTTTTGTACTTTAAAAGTAAAACTCACATCAAATCTATAAGGAGTATCCTCAACTTCACGAAAGATAAAATCCTCAAAATAACCACTATGATAACCACTATCATAAAGTACACGTAAACTACCTGCTCGTACCGGAACTCCGTTTTCATCCCATAAAAGCCCATTGCTTCTATAAATTTCTATGATACTCAAAAAATTCATGTAACCAATTGTACTTGTGCGATTTATAAATGGCTTTGAGGATCCTGAAGCTAAACCCGCATAAGGCAACATAAAAGAGGCAGTAGCAGCCGAAGCGCTTAAAGTATCAAGTTCATCTCCCCAATGATATTCAACCCACCCACTTCTTGTTTTAGTTGTTGTAACAATTTTGGCGCTGCTCTTTTCAAAAGTTCTTGGATTAATTAACATGAACAAAGGAGGTACCCAAGGTCTCTTATCAATACCCTTAATATCAAAAACCATGGGTATACGTTTATGGAGATTTACATTTAGGCCAATGTCTCGAAATAATGTATTCATAAAGGATGTCATTAATCAGCTCTTCCTTTTGCAAGCTTTTCAGCACGTTGCAATCCTCTTACGGCAGCCTCTCCCGCCTCTTTACTATCATTTGTATAAATGTTTTGATTTAGAGTCATTCCACTAGCCCAAGGAGATTGGAAACCTTCAAAAGGAGCCCTTTTACCTGCTCCAGAAATACTAGGGAAAAGTTTTTCTGCAATTTGATCAAGCCAAGGCATAACACCAGGAGCAAGGGCGGCACCTGCTGCCCATGCTGCAGTTCTGCCTGTTTTTCTCCCGCTTTCAATTTCTTTTAAAATGCCTGCTTCTTCCAACAACGCTTTATGATTTACAGCTCCCAAATCTTTTAATTCTTTTAAATAGGCAGTCTGATCTAATGTTTTTCGTTCGCCCCTTTCATATTCTTGTCTAGCTTTATTCATAAGAATACGAGTAGCTTTTATCTCAGCTGCAGTCTCTGACATGTAAGGAAGATATCTCTCAGCGAAGTCAAACATAAGGTCTAATCCCATTTGTACATAAGGAGCAATCTCATTCATCAAAGCAAATAAAATGTTTTCTAAAACATTCCCTACCCGATCTTGGATTAATTTTCTGAATTTTTCCGCGCGTTCTTTTTCCTTATCAGGATTTAAGCGTTTTTCAATCTCTTCCGGATTTTTTCTGAGAAATTTAATGAAATCATCGGTACTTTTAATATTCTCTTTTCTTGCAAGTACCGCCATATGTTTGATAACTTCTAAATGTTTTTCTGTTACATTCGCTAAACCAAGCCCTTTTAATGTTAGATATTCTTGTGTTGCATCTAAATTAGCTATATCCTCCAATGATTTTAACTGTTTACCTATAAATTTTTCTGGAAGGGTCAAAATCATTTCTAAATGCCCAGCAGCCCCGACCCTTTTCATAGCCCTACCAGCGGCTATAAACTCTCCAGCCATAACTGCTTGTCTATCTCGAATAGACTCCGCCAATTCCATTTCTTTTTGTAAATAGTCAGCACTGCCTTCTTCTAACTTTGACATTTCTCCGCGTAATCTTTCTATAGTACCCTGAATTATTTTAACCATATTTTCTTGGCCAACTAGAGCAGCTATTTCAATTCGTCTTTCAACATTAAGTTCCTTAATTCCAACAGTTAAAGCATTAATGGATTCTTTGGCCTGTCTCATTGATATAGTGCTAGTTTTACCCATAAATTCTAAAAGACGAGAAGCTTCACCAATTGAACCTCCGAAATAGCCCATAGTGGGAATTACCTGTTGTACAGTCATTAAAAAATTACGAGTCCCATAACGAGATTTCAAAGAAGATTCAAAAATCTCGGTGAAAGCTTCTTTACCCATTTCTCCAGAAATATTTAATTCACGTGTGAAATCGGTGATAGTTTTTGCCATTTCTCCATATTTCATTTGGAACAATGTTCCAAAATTAATTGCCATACTTGTAGCTTCATATAAATTTTCAAATTTAGAAGAAGTACTATCTACAATCATCCCAGCTTCTTGATAACCTTTCATTGCCTCAAGTTGATCTCCTACAGTAGAAGTAAAGACACCACTAGTAACTGTCGCTTTTTCTAAGTCATCTCTAAGTTTTTGTACTGCTGTACCAACATCTCCAGTAGATAAATCTAAATACGCGAAAGCATCTCCAGTCTCTAATACTATTCTATTTTGAGCAAGTGTCATAGTATATAACTTTTTTAAACCTTCCCAAAGACCAGATGCTACTGCTTGAACTGCGGCTATTTGGGGCACTGCCTTTGCTAAACCACTAGCCAAACCACCTATGGCTTTTATATTTCCGCTAAAAATAGTCCCAAGGATCTTTCCTGTTTTAATCGTCGCTTCGTCTTGCTTCTTTTTCTTCTTTTCTTGATCTGTCTCTTCTTTTTTCTTTTTTCTAGATTCCTCTGTTCTTTTTCGTAAAGTCTCTTGCTTTTTTGATAGAGAATCAATAGACTTTGCAAGAGCCTTGACAGACTTATCCATATCCTTAAAGATGTCTTCAGCACCTTTAATTGTTACTTCTAATTTTTTGTCAGCCATTATTCTAACTTCATAACGCTTTGTTTTCTGATCTTCTCAACTAATTCTTTATATTCTTTTGTTCCAGGTTTAGCCTTTAATAGTTGATTATTAAGTTCTTCATCGGTTATAGCTGACGAAGACATACCAACAAAAAAATCGTCTTCTGAGTTTTTAAATTGACTTAAATGTTCCTTTTTTATCTTCTCAATTTCTTCAGGACTTAAATCTGCCATTTGGCTAGCAAGTTTTTCACTAACAGTTGGCATTTCTTTTTGACTTTTGACTGGTTTAGATAATTTGGCAAGATCTTCTTCAGAAGCAATTCTAGTCTCCCCAATAACTGCCCCTTGATCTCTTTCAAGATTAAACTTCTGTCTGAAATCCTTTCTTATTTGTTCTAATTCAACTTCTTTATGTAAAGCGCGTTCTTTTATCTGTCTTTCATAATCAGATATAAATAAATCATGCTCGTCCTTCTCACCCCTAACAATTGAACGTTGGACTTCTTCATATAATGATTCCTTTGAGTCTTTACTTGGAGGTGCAGCATCTGCTCCCTTTAATATTCTCTCACGTTCTTCTAATTCTTCTTTCTTTCTTTGTTTATCTGAAGATTCTAAACGACTAAAATCTTGTTTTTTCATTTGTAAACGCATTAATGGTTTTATAAGACTCCACCCAATTTCAGAGTATTCTTTAATATCCTCATATTGATTAAGAGTATACCACATTTGTTGGTGCAGATTAATACCAAGATTTTCGGTTCCCTCGACTCCAGTAAATTGGGAACTATTGATTCCAATTACTTTAGCACTAGGCCAACGCATTCTTGATAAATCATCATAAGTAAAGCGACGAACATCTCTAAGTGCCTTTATGGACTTTCTATTTAAACCTGTTATGGCTTTATAAAGTGGAGCCGTAATTGATCCTTTAAGTTTATTAAAAAATTTAAAAAGGTTCTCTATTTTTTCTATTCTTGGGCTTACTAACACATTTACTTTCTCAAATAAATAAACTGAAAAAGCCAAAAGATAATTGATTTTTTCTCGATTATTTGTTGAGAGAGTATTAATTAAATCATGTTCATTTTCATTAACAGATTTTAAAACAATTTTAGTTCCTGCGATCTCAGTTTTTACTGTTAAAAACCCCCGAAAAATCAAATATTCAATTTCTTTAGGAAATGCCATTCTAATAACCTGTCTGGTCTAAAACTCCACCTGGCTCATCTTCAAGTTTTCTAAAAGAGACTTCCCTGGGTTCTGTCGTTTCAGACTCTTTAGATTCTTCAATAGAATCCTCTTGCATTTCCTGATCAATTTTGGACATTAAATCTTGATCAGACTGCAATTCATCTTTAACTAATTCGTCCAAACCTTCAATTTTAAATGCTGGCTCCATATTAGCAGACGCTTCATTAACTAAAGTAACATACTGATTAAAAAGATAAGTAACAAGAAATGGTGGCCAACTCTTTAATTTATTTCGTAAAAAGATTTGACGTTCAATCTTTAAGTCTTCCCCTCCAGATGGGTTCTTAACTATAAAAAAGTCAATTTTGTCTAGGCGTTCTCCATTAAGGGCTTTAAAAGCATAAACAAGCGTTTCAACCTTAATATCACGAAGTAAAGCAGGTACCTTAACTTCTCCCTCACCCTTCGCTGCTGCCTCAGCATCAGGACGGCTAGACAAAAAAGATTGAATTGCTTCTTCAGATTTACCATCAACCACACCTAGAATAATCTCTTGTCCATTAATTTTAACCGGACGTTCGCTATCAGATATTTTTTCGATCTCTTTAAAAGCAGTTTCAAGTTTTTCCATTAGAAGATCTGGCATTTAAAGCTCCTTGAAAATGGGAAGAAGGAAAACCTGAAGTGGTTTACATCTTGATTCAAATTTATATAAATCTTCATCTAACCTTTATTAAAGGTTGTGATTCAAATTTTATCTGCATTTTATCTGTATTTAAATAATACCAGGACTAAAAATCTTCCCAAATTAATTATTCTCCTAAGATAGAGTATTCGTTGTTAATCCGGCATTCCCGGCAACATA